GGCGTGAACCCACAGATATCCATAAACATAAAGGTCATTTCTTTTCTTTCACCACCAAGTTTTAATAACTCAGGATTCTTTTGTAATTGTTTAACTAAATCAGGAGATACATAAGTACCAAATTGTTTTTGTATTTGTTGTCTTAATACGAATTGTTTATAGAAATTATTAAAGCCCGTTGAAGTTAGTAAAAGTATATATAATATTAGTATATAACTAAGGTCAAGGAGTATCTGCGAGTCGGACCACAATGTCCAACTGAGATAACCAGTACCAGCAGTCAAAGCTGTAAATAACAGACCAGATATCCATATCGGTAGATAATACATCGATAGTATTATTATCAATCCACCAATTCCCATTATTATTAACTCAACTGACGTAGTCCAAACAGGTCTTGAGATAGGATTATCCGATATGATTGTTTGTAAAGCGTTTGCTTGTAATTGATGTGGATATAATAAACCTCCCGGTGTTGGTATTTGATTTGCTAATCCTTTTGCTGTGACTCCTATTATAACTGTTTGTCCATTTAAATCTGGTATTGGATTTAAACCATGCATAGTCTTTTCACCATACTCATACTCAGCAAACTTACTATTCCATTTTAACCATATACTTCCATCTGAATCTGTAGGTAAATCAAAAGGTCTTAATACAATACCTTCTATACCAGCTTCGTTTGTTTTAATTGTATAACTCTTTTTATTCTGTATTGCTCTCACTGTTTCTAAAGCTAGTGAAGGATATAACTCACCATTGATTTGAGATATAAGTGGTATTCTTCTTGTTATGTTATCTACTTCTGGAGCTGCATTAATTAATCCTACACCCCAAGCTTGAGATTCTAACTCTTCTATATTAGTCACTAACCCTTGATATCGATATATAAAATCTAATGGGTCAGTATTTCCAAATGTAGCATACCCCACGTACGGCGCGCGCGTGTCACGTCCACGGCTGTCTGCGTCCTGTGCGAGAATGATTCCATTATCTTTTATCCATGATGCGAATACTTTATCACCACCAAACCTATCGTTCTCTGGAAACATTATACTAAATACAATCATACCTGCACCAGCGTTACGTAGGTCAGATATTATTTGTGCGTAATTTTGTCTAGGCCAAGGGTATTGACCTATTTCTTCTAGAGATGTTTCGCCTATATTTAATAAGACAATATCGTTTGATTCTTTTTCTGGAAGTGATTTAATATATTGGTCAAAGACATTTAATCTTGTTTGTTCAACTAAGATTGGGTCCCATAATCTAATTCCTAAAAGTGTAATACAAAGTATTATACTCGCCCATATTGATGTTATATATTTCATAAAAGTGTTATACTATGTTATACTAATTACCCTGAGTCACTGATACCGTACAACCTCCAGTGGTAAAACAGTTTTGTGTTAAACTATATGTTTGATTTGTACCACCTTGTTGAGTAAGATTTAAAGTTGTTGGTTGATTACCTTGTATCGTTATTTGTGAATTATGTGAACCACTACCAGATTGTACAATTGTTGTTTCTGAACCAGATGTTGTTCCATAAAAATATGTATGATTATAATGACTTCCTGTTCCTGATTGTGTTATATCATGTATAACAGAATTTGCGTGTATATCTAAGTTATGTGTATGAGTACCTTCTTGATATACATCAACATCATTACTATTTCCCCAGATATGTCGACCATAAGTTGCACCATTATATTGTCTTACATATTCATTATTACCTGTGCCATCTACATCGCCACCCCAACTTTTTCCTGAGCCCCAATATGAAACCCAACCTATATAATTGTCGTTTCCTGATTGTAAAAAATTAAATGTATTATTTTGATGTGCAAATGAAAAATTAATTTCATTACCAAATCCTATTTGTGTGATATTAATGTTTGCGTTATCTCCACTTGCTACTTGTTCAACATGCACGTGGTTATCATCACTTGGGCCTGCAAAAACAAGTAGTGATAAACTAATTAGACTGATTAATATATATTTCAATTCCATCTCCGTCATTAAATTGCATTACACCTTCGTAATCGTTAGTGACAACATCTATAAATCCACTGCCACCAGCTCCTATTATTATATTTATAACTCCATTTACGCTACGAAAGAAAACTAAATTACCATCTTGTTCGAATACGTTAAATTGAGAATCTTTATTAAATCCTACTTGAGCACCTTTTAATCTAAATCCGCCTAAGTCTCCACCACCGCCTTGAGCATCAGCTAAAGATACTCTAGTTTTTTCTAATGCTTCTACTACATCTAATAAATCTTTTAAAAAGTCTACATCTAACATGTCAATATCCAACTCACTAAATTCTAAATCTTCTTCAGTATCTGCTAATGCATCTGTTTCCAATTCATTAAACTCTAAAAAATCTACATCTAATATACCACCATCTTGGTCCTGGTCATCTTTAGCTTGTTCTTCAATAGCTTGTTTAACCTCACTTGGTGGATTAACAATAAACATATTATCAATCATACTAGGTGTTAAACCATTGATAGTCACAGGACTTGTAGGATTAGAATCCATAGTACTTACCATTGTTGCTTGATAAGGTTGGTTTAATATTACAGTACCTGCCATATTAGATACACTGATTTCACCCGACGGGTCACCATTCGCATCAGGTAATAGTACTATAAGGCTTCTTCCTAATTCATCTATTGTTGTAGTAAAGTCTGTGCCTCTTATACCAATTGTTGCTGTAGGTGTTTGTATATCTATATTTGCTTTATTAATTAACCCTTTGGAACCTGATGCAAATCTTGCAGTTCCCATAACCATTCTCATACTCATCTTTGAAAGGTTAGGGTTTGGGTCATAATATATCTCATCGATATAAACTTCAGTATGCTCTTTTAAAGCTAATTCGGCTGAATCGATAAATTCAATTAGCATACTTCCCATTGCGGTTTCTGCTCTATCATATAAAACTATTGGCATATTACCTGAGACATTTATATCTTCATTTTGTCTCACGATTTTACCTACACCAGTAGATTCGACTATATCACCAATAGGGTCTGCATAAACAAACCCTATTGATAAAAACAAACTAACTATCGTTAGCTGAATCTTTCTGATTAATTTGAATTGTCGAATTATCACTAGTAATATCCAATGTTATAATAGCATTCGGTGTAGCACATCCATTACCAGAAGCTGCGCATGTTCCTGATAATTGGTTTATATCTACATCGGCACTATCACCATTTAATTCTACAGTCATTTCGTTTGCTCCATCTTTTTGCAAAGTATTAATGTTATTTGAAGCACCGGTTATATCCCAGTTCCAAACTACATCATCACTTTCCCAATCGATGTCAAATACATTTGAACTTCCAATGACAATTAAATCGGCGTTTAAACGTTCTGCACTAAAAGATGTACCTTGGTCTAAGTCAAAAGTATTACTTGAACCAGTTACGCTAAAGTTTATATCAGAATCGTCTGAACTACCTGTACTGCCAACGCTCCAATCTATTTGGTTTGAATCACCAGTAAAATCCAACTTATAAGTTGAGTTATCAGCGGTGACTGGACCAAATAAAATATTTGAATTACCAGTAAAATCTAAATCAAACTCAAGTGTTGCACCAGTTATTAACATTGCAGTTCCAGAAGATGTGAAGTCATTACCTCCAATCTTATTACCAAAACCTTCTTGGTCAATATATAACTTTAGTGTATCACCAGTTTGAGTGATTATAATTTCGTTATCATCAGTATCAGCGAAAATGGTTGTTGTCGACAATAATAAAATTAAACTAATTAGTTTCTTCATTTTCGTTATACCCCTCTATTTTCCAATAGCCACGTCTGTGACCTTGGTGTATTAATTCCAACACTCCAGCTTCAATAGCTGTACGTGTTGCATATGTCACTGACTCATTATTTCCAATACCATCCTCGTACTCTACTAGTTCGGTACCTTGCTCGATAAATTTAAATATATCTCCGCTTTTACCATAACTTAGTACAGTTTTACGAGTCTGCACATTAAGTAAAACTTCTCCACTAAGAACCGATACGGCTCTCATAGAAACTGTCACAACATCTTGACGATATTGTTTTGTTGCACCAATACCAAGATATCTAGCTCCTCTTCCACCAGATTTGATATTAGTATCATATCCTATTACACCACCTTCGATTATCATACCAGCGAATAGTAGTGAATTTAATTCTTTAAACTTTTCTTGTCCTTCACGCTTAGCAAAATCTTGTCTTGCTGAACGAATGATTTGTCTTTCTCTTACTAAATGGTCTAATCCATTTCTTTCTACAACTCTAAACCATTGACCTTGGCCAGCTGTTTTTAAAGCATCTATTAATAATTCAACTCCACCTTGAGATACTGCAGTAGAAAAATCAGCTATATTATCCTTTGGCTTTCTTTGTCCTGTCTTATCAGCAAAATTATATACTGCAACAACTGGCATTTCTTCGGCTGGTGGTAAATCTAAAAGTTCTATATAAGATGGTAATCTTACTACTTCAGGTTCTTCTACGCATAGGAAAGGTAATGCTCTCTCAAATGTTCTGCCTGAAGCTTTTGCATAGTTCCATAAGTCGTGATTATACTCTGGACCCCATGTAGATTTATTACAGTCTTGTGGATACTCAGTAAATCGCGGAGACATCGCACAACTAGATAAAATTAATATAGCTAATAAACTAGCCGCCGTCCGGGTCGCCATCAACATCTCCTCCAAAATATCCTGAACCAATTGGTATTTCAATCACGGTAGATGTACCATTCTCATCGACTATAGTCATCTTAATATATTCTGAACCATCTTCATTTGTTAAAACTTCATAGGTCACTGTTGAACCTTCTAAAACAAATGAACCAAATCGTACAGGGTTATCGTTTGAGAACATACTCTCAACTAATTGCTTAGCCATTTGAGCATATATTCTCGATTCTAGATTTCTTATAAATTTAGCTAAGGTTGTATTATCCTCAGCTCTTTCAGCAGCTTTTCTTGCTGATTCTAAAGCTTCTTCAATAGCTTTCTTTCTAGAGAATTCTTGGTTTTCGATAGTTAAATAATGTGCGCCTGTTCCTATACCACTGAATGACGGATTTTTAAATTTGTGAGTAATCTCTTGTGCTGATAATGGTTGTGACATAAAAAAGTATATACCCACACCAATTAATAAAATAGCTACTAAACCACCAAAAAGTTTTCTCCATATTGTGTCTCTTTTTACAGGTTCATATCTATAGTTTAATAAACTATCATAAATTTTTTCTTCATTCTTCGTTAACATCTTCACCTCTCTTTAAACGTTCATTTTCTTTCATCATCAAAATGACGTTTACCTTTTCTTGTAAACGAATCAAATCATTATCGAGCATTCTTACTTGGTCGATTACTCTAATTAGTTGAAAGTGCATTTCTTCTATTTTTGGATCGATTTCGTTTCCTATGAAATTCCATATATAATATATAAAATATCCTAAGCCTATGACAGCGGTCATTGCGAATCCAAACTCTGCCAATACTGATACGATAGTATAATCGCTTTGACTTACATCCATCAGTCTCTCCTAGAATCTAAATTGCCGTCTTCAACAAAATTCTCAGCTCTTGCTACTCTTTCGATATCTGGACGTAACTCAAGAGCTGCTGATACTAACATATCTATTTTAATTAACTCATTGTTCATTGTTCTAGCTCTATTCTCTAAGCTTTTACTAAATGCGTTTAGAGTATCAATATCATCAACTAATCCTTGAAGTAATTGCTTCATTACGAGAAATATAAAATAGCCGGCTATCAGTGCTCCACCAATTGGTAGACCAACTTCACCTAATAATTCTAATATATCTTCCATAATACATAGTTATTTATAATAGAAGATTCGCTAGATGGGCTAAAATTGGATAGAAACTCCACAGCCACAAGATGATTTCTCGGCTGGATTTATGATTTTAAACTGTTCGTTTATACCAAGGACTTGGTAATCTAAGGTTGCCTCAGATAAGTAAGGCATGGAGAGTGGGTGTATGACAATGCTGAATTTGCCGTAATCGTACACGTGGTCGTCAGGTTGTACTGAGGATTCATAATCAAATATATATTCAAAACCAGCGCACCCACCACCAGTGACCCCAACACGTATAACATTGCGTTCTGAGTCAGTCTTTTTAATAAGCTGTTTAATTGCTTCATTCGTTAATTCCATATTGATTATGTCTCCTATGAGCTGTTTTCTTTTCCCAATCTTTAATTGCAGTTTGGATAGTTTCTTCAGCTAATACAGAACAATGTAATTTTATAGGAGGTAATTCTAAAGCTTTTGCTATTTCTTTATCTTTAATAAGTTTAGCTTCTGCTAAAGTTTTACCTTTTAACATTTCAACAAACATAGTGGATGAGGCAATTGCTGAACCACATCCATACGTTTTAAATTTAACATCTAATATTTCGTCAGTGTCTGGATTTAATTTTAAATCTAACTTCATAACGTCACCACATGCGGGTGCACCAGCTAGACCAGTCACGACATTTGGGTCTTTCGGATCGAATCGACCAACCCCATGTTTTGCAGGATTTTTTAGTACATCCTCAAAACGGTCTACTACTTTTTTAGAGTAGGACACTACTAATTAGCAAATGCTACTTTAACTGCTAATGATGTAGCTACACCCAATAATTTATCAGTTGGAGCTTTCTGTATGTAAGCTATTTCTCCAGCTGCTAATGTGACAGTACCTAATACTTCTCCCGCAGCAGATGTATGTGTAATAATTTGTACTGAGGTTTTGTTATTTAGTACTCTAACTAATTTAGCAAAACCTACATTAGATGCAGAAGATAAATTTCCTTCTGGTGCTAATATTTTTAATACTTGTGCCATTTTATTTTACCTATTTATTTACTTTACGTGGTCTGCCTCTTTTCTTAGCCGGTGCTTTTTTAGCAGGGGCTTTCTTAGCGGCAGGTTTTTTTCTTGGTTTACGCTTTGGTGTTTTACCATCTGCGTAAGCTTCATTCACGTCAGGTGTATTAGGGTCATCCTTTATAAAATGTCCTTTAGAGTTTCTAGCTCTAACACCTGATGCTGGTTTTTCTTCACCAACGAATAATTTTTTTAACCAATTAAACATAATTCCTCCATTATTTTAATTATATATTATTTATAAAAGTTAGATTTTGGTTTATTCCAATCAGAGTATCTAAAGAATCCCTGTTTTTCATAACACCAATACCAACCTTTATGTTCTTGCGGATTAGAATTCTCAAAATATCTTAAGCCGTTTCTAATCTCGACATCAACCTCTCGGCGCGGTTCGTAACTTGTTTGTACCATCTTGAATCTCTGCCTTCTACAGCAGCCTCCTTCCAGTCACCACTTTGCAGCGCTGCGTTGTGGCGTTTAAACTTGCTCAAGCGCGTGAGTCCCATATTAAACATCATGTTTGCAATAATCTGTTTCACTTCTTGTGGATAACCATCCCAACCATCATGTAATTTTTTGCAGTCTTCGATAACAGTTTGAACATCTTTTTCAAAACATTCATTTACTCTCTCTTCGGATACTGCCTTTCCGACTTCCCACCCACATTCAAGGTCTGATTCTAAAACCAAATGACCTATTCCAAATGTTGGATAGCCTAGATGGTCATGATATATTTCATATACCACTCCTTCATCTACTTTTAAAGTTTCTTTTAATTGTTCAATATCAATATCTGTGTCTTTTTTAAAAAACATAATAATTCCTCTGTTAAAATGGTACAGCGTATGGGCTGTGTGATGCAATTAATGTTACTTGTGCTTGATTGTATTGAGAACCTGGAGGCGGCAATGGCTGGCCAGGTAGCGCTATAGCGCTACTCCAATCCGACGTAAATACATTTGTTCCATTCGCTAGATCTGTTGCTGTAGGAGCTCCTTGTATTTGAAATGCTGGTAAACTTGTAGTACCTATTGTCGCTTCTACTCTAGCAAATCCATTGCAAGGAGGTTGGTTTGGATTTGCTTTTGCCATCCATCCAAATAATTTTGCACTATTCAAACTGTAATATGTACCTGCGTTATAACCATCTTGTACTGGTGTTGCGCCGAATGCGCCTTGATAACAACTTCCTGCAGCATCTTGTACTCTCAATTGAGATGTTGCGTTGTATCTTACTTGGAAAGCTGTAAGTCCAGAATAATCAATATAAACGTTTTGATAATTTCCTGGAGCAGCTGATGTTCCCCATGCGTATGTTACATTAATTTGATTATTAGCAGGAGCAACTAAAAATTGCATATAACACCAAGCTTCTGGAAAACCAAATGTCGCATTGTGACTTAATGTGGTCTGCCAAAGAGGTGTATTAAAACTACTATCCATAAATGTATCTACACCTTCGTAGTAGTTTCCCATTTGCAAATTAGAACCACCTGCTTTTGAAGCTTTGATAGCACTATTTGCTGATACATCAGGAACTAAATCACCTCTAATATAATCACCTAATTTTATATTAGTACCAACAACTGCTTGGTCTGAACCTTTGTGGCCAAACTCTTCAGTAATATCTGTTCCTGTTATATCTATTCCACCGGCTGTAGTAGTTGCTTCAGTTCCTTTTTTTCTGGAACCAGCTAGTGCTAATGGACTTCCTGATGATTTAATTGGCATGTTATTTAATTATTGCTGATATATGGTCTTCGAACTCTTCAATTTTTTCTGTACGGTTTGGCCAAAGAATATATTCTTTATCTGGATTTTTCTTTAAATTTGTTAGTAAAGGTAATATAGCATTATATAACTTATTGAGTTTTTCTTCTAAGTCTTCTGCTTTTGATGAAGTAGATTCTACTTTCGTAGTTGCTTTTTGTACAGCCTCTAACTCATTTTCATCTACAGCAGTAAATCCAAAATCAAAATCTAATAAATTGTCTGACATATTTATTCCTCTATATTTTTATATTTATACTGTCTAGGTATACGTTTTGACTTATCTTTGTGAAATTGTGTAATTGAATGTTTTGGTTGTTCTTTACGAGCTTTTATCTCTGGTTTTTTCTTACCGAATATTTTATCCCAGTTATCAGCATAAGCCTGCTGACCACCTGTTTTAGTTTTAATAATATCTCCAGTTATATCGTTTTTATTTTTCATGTCATTAATAAAAATATAATTATACAAGCTTGTATAATATTAGCATAAACAGAATATTTAAATCTTTCCCTCATTTCAATCATTGAAATACAACTCCACCTCTTCGAACTAGTTCGTTCTTTATCTTTTGTTTATCTCTAGGCCTTGTATTATTACTATTATACTTTTCTATCAATTCAGTTTTACTTATATTTTTAATATAAGGATGTATAGTAGAAACTTTCTTTGTAGCTCTATCAACTGTTTTATGTGATTTTCCTAATTTTACTGGCATTATATTTTTTTCACCTTTCCTTTTTTGTTTACTAAATAAGCTTCAAAACTAACGTTTGGAAACTCTCTTTTTAAATCTAATAGAGCTGTTAAATTTTCCATGTGGTCATCAAATAATCTAATACGTGCATAATTATCAGTTTGTAAATATTTTCTAAATATTATTTGCTTTGCAGCTGCACTGGATTTATTTGACATATTACCAGCTCTCTCAACATATACGTTATCCATTGGTATACCATGTTCTTCAAACGTACGTATGAATAAATCTCTATCATCCATATCAGATCTAGCAGTTACGATTATAACTTTACTACCTTTTGCTGTAGCATTTCTTATAATTGCTTTTGCTTTCGCAATCATTTTACCTATTGGTATTGCTGTCTTAAAAAATATCTTAGATGATTTAAATTCGCCATAATCATAATACTCACCTTTTTTTAGTTTATATGAATTAAACATTTGAGGTGTTAAAGGTATAGGTTCTCCACCCTTTGTATTCTTTACTAGAACACGAGCCTTCGTAGTAAACATAGTATCATCTATGTCAAATATAGTTAGGCCTTTATTACCTTCTTCTAAATATTTTGAAAACTTATCCATAATAGACTATTATAACACATTTATGTGCATTTGTAAACTGTTTAATCTATTTATTAAATTAAGTATTTCTTGATTGCTTCGATTTTATCATGTGCATCTGCTATCTTAACTACTTCTTTCTCAATAGTTTCTACAATATCAATATGCTCACCAATACCAACTGAATTGCGTTGATAAACTAATATATTAGCTTTTGCAACTTCAATTTCGCCTTCTAATTTATCAATTAAAGCTTTTAATAAAAAATGTGTATCATTCATTTTACTTCCTCTGATTAGGCCACATCTGCCTACGTTTATATTCGTGTATAGTTTCTTTTAATTTTTCAGTCCAGTCATCTCGGTCTCCAATAAATACTTGAGGACCTTCATCACCAGCAATAGCAACCACTAATTGTTTTATGGGGCGACCAGTTCTCTCTTCCCACATGATTGCGTACGCGGCCGCTTGCATATAATATCCAGAAACCCATTCTTCTTTCTTGAGTTTCCTAGAAGTTTTCCAATCGATGATTGATTCTTTACCATTCCATTGGCCAACTAAATCAACTCTTCCTGCAATACCTAAATGTGTTGAATATAAAGGTACTTCCATTGCATGCACTTTCTCTAGATTTTCATCTATGATTGGTTGTATATCTTTAAACGTTTGTATGTTATGTGGTAGTTCACCTTCTAAATATGGTTTATTACTTACATAGTTCTCTAATATATTATGTACTTGAGTTCCACGAGTTGAAGCTATTCTTGATACTCTATTGGCTTCCTCTTCTCCAACTCTTTTTCTCCAAGCTTGAATTCCTTCTTCACTTAATATTTTTAAAACAGTTGTAATTGATGGATAAGCATTTCCTTCAGGGTCTAAATAATTTCTACCTGTTTCTTTTGTTTCACATTCTAAATCATTATAACCTATATCTACTAAGTCTTGTTCAAATCTTATTCCACCATCTGCGTATAGATTACTTGTTGTCATTGCCATATTTTTGTCCTTTCATAAATAACTTATTAGCTTGTCTTTGCATCGATAACTCTATTTGTTTATCTAACCAATTTCTAAACCATTGTCTTAATTTACCCATTATTTACTTTTGATATTATCTCTTAGTCTAGGTGGTAAACCACTTTTAATTCTACTTTGTACTTCTTTCCAACCATCACCGGCTCTATTTAGTACACCTTTACCTCCATCAAAATCTATATTTACTTTTGAATAATGACTTTGTATATGTGGATTTTCTTCTAAGTATTTTTTCTTATTGTCATATGACATCATTTTTTCAAACACTTCATCTGTTTCAGTATTTTTAAATTCATACGTTGGCATATTGAAACCACTCCGGTACTTTTCTATTGGTCCAAACCATATTGAACCTTGATTGTTTTGTTTGATAGAACGCTCTATATGAATCTATTGGACATTCGAATATGCACTCTGGATTACTCTTCATAGCTAACTTAAACTCTGTTGGACCTACATTTGTAGGTATTTTATTAGGTGCTTTAGATAAAGCTTCTCTTAGTTTAGTATCAGTCATATGTGTTCTATTGTATCTGTATTTATACTCATCACAAAGGGCAACAAAATGATTGTAATGCCATTGATAATTTTCTGAACTTTCTCTTGTCCAAACAGTGCTTGGATGATTAAAATGACAGGCTTTATAAAGTATATCTTCCCTTTCATCTGGTAATTTCCAGTATTGAACTCTTACTTTGCCTGATTTGGATAGTCGGCGTTCCATCGACCCATCAATCATTCGATGGGTCGTGGATAACATTTGTGCTGACTCAACAATCATTTTAACTACATGTTTATCACATTGTTGTTGAGCAGCTTTAACTGGGTCACGGTCAAGTATAAAAATATTCATAGTATATATTATATCACAGTTTTATAGATTTGTAAACCACCTCCTTTATATTTTGATTATTAATAAATCATAACAAAGGGATATATCTATAGGCGTGCCTCCTATTTTATTATTAGGTTTGGAAAAGCATCACTAACTAGTTTTTTAGTAATGCCGGTTATTTTTAGCTTTTTATCTTTAGCTAAACAGAGCATATCTGCATCTTCTGCATGTAATGACTCTAGTAAACTTATAAACATACTTTCTCTTCTAACAGCTTTTAATTCATTAGCTATTGGTCCTTTGAAAAAGTATTTAAATCTTCTGTGTGCTCTATACAGAGTTTGGTACTCATACCCTTTTGGGGCATCGTCTCTTTGATAAGGTGGTATACCTTCTGGTAGCAAGCTAACGATATCATCGTCAAATGCAACTCTAAGGACATCCCTTATTGCTGGGTGATTATTCTTTCTAAGAAACTCTACTCTCTCTTTTTTAGATTTGAGTTTTCCACATTTCTTAAGAACTTCTGAGATTAACGGTTTCGCCATTGTAAAATTCCTCCACGACTTCAATCAATTGATTACATCTTTTCTTTATTAAATAATTTAGAACTTTCATACGCGGTGCGATCGGTTGTTCTATAAAAGTATTTATAATGTTTT